GGAGTCGACCAATGAAGAGGTCATCAACCGCATGCGCGCCGCGGCCATGGCGTGCGAGGTCGCGCGTCAGCACGCCGCCAACGTGCTCGAGCGCAACGGTGCGCGGAAGGCGGCGGAGTCGTGACGCTCCCGAAGAGCTTCGAGCCGGTGCGTGAGCAATGCGCGCACTACCCCGACATGTGTCCGCGCAACGCTGTGCCGGGCGGTCGTTTCTGCGAAGAGCACACGGCGCGCGTCGTCGCCGTTGCGCAGTCGTTCGAGACGCCGGTCAAGCCGCCGCTAGGTCCGCGCGGTTGCTCGGAGTGCAGCGCCGACCGTTACGCTGACGGCGCGCTTGGGCACTACGTGACGTGCTCGCGCTTCGCTGGCCTGCTTCCGCCGAACACGCTCACGGATGCGGAACGCGACGCGGTTGCCGTTGGTCACTCGCGCGCTGTGCGCCATCGTGGTCCGCTCGAGCACCGCTTCGGGCCCCCGGCGCCGCACGAACTTGACCGTGAGGCGTTGCTCCCGTTCGTCAATGATGGCTACGGCGGCGCCATCGACCGAACGCTTTCGGCGTCGCCGCAGAAGCCTTTTCGGCCACGCGGGTTGATGCTCTGGAACGCTGCACACCTAAGCGTCGAAGCGGTCATCATCGGCAACCAACACCAAGTGCTCGTCAGCTTCGGGAAGGTGCCGGCGCTCTGGTTCATGACCTCGCAAACGTACGAGCAGGTTGTGTCCGCTCGAGCGGAAGGCAAAGAGCCGGGGCAGGGGTGGGGGTCGTGGGATGCGCTCTACCCGGGTATCATGGTGCGCTTGCTCTTCGACGGGCCGCTCGTCGGTCCCTCTGCGGAGCACGACGTCAAAGCCGTGATGTGGGGGCACAGCACATGAGCTCAAAGTCAATCCGGAACCGCGACGCCATCGTGCGGCACGCGCAGCGCGAGCGCGTTGCAGGTATCCCCGGTTTTGGCATGGCGTTCTGTTTCGCCATCACCAAAGCGCTCGTCGAACCCGTGCCGCTGCAGACGCACGAGATGGTTTTCGACACGCTGCGCGCGCCGACTCCGCCAGACTACTGCCCGCTGTGCGCGTGCCCCGCCGTCGCGCCCTGCCGTGACCCCAATGGTGATTGGACGTGGTCGTGCGCCGGAGGTTGCAACCCATGACGAAACGAAAGGCTAGGCCGCCCACGTGGCTTTCAATGTCGCTCTTGGTGCTGACGGCGCAGCGAGCCGACGGGCTCGTGCTCGCGGTCATGGTGTCGACGAGCGACTTCGTTGTGATGGGCTTCGAGGTCGCATCGCCAAAACGCGGCGTGACCGACCTGGAAGCTGCTAGCGCGGTGTTCGCCAGTCACGCACACAAGGTCATTGGGCAAGCCGCGACGCTCGGGGAGGGCGTTGCATTGGCGGAGCGTTACACGCAAGCGTGGCTCGAATCGGACGCGGCCGCGGCGCTCTGCGCGTGCGGGGAGATCCGAACATGAACCTTTTGAACCCGTACACGTCGCTGAGCTTGCTGCGCTTCGTGCTCGCAACTCCGGCGATGCAAGTTGGCGGCGCGGGGTGGCCGGTGCGCACGCCTCCGTTTCCCACAGCGGTCGGAGATTGGTCGGCGTGGCGCTTGCGAGGTGCGCCGTGAGTCGCCCCGCAGCGACTTACGTTTACTTTCAACCGCCACTAGGGCCCGACCCCAAAACGCAGCCGTGTCGCCACTGCGGGGAGCTTTGGTCAAAACACGAAGTCGTCGACGTTGACCGCGACGGTGAGCTTCGGCAGTGCCGCGCAGTCGCGCTCGCTGGCAAGGTCGGTCGCGAGCGCTACTGCCTTGTGCCGGCCGTCGCGGTGTTGGGGCTCGTGCCGACGAGCACGCCGTTTGCGGTGTTGGACGACCTTGAGAAAGTCGGCCTGGCGTTGTGCTGGGATGCCACGGCCGCGCAGCGCATCGTCGACGCGCTCAATGCTGCAGCCAACGGCGGCGCGCCGTGAGCAAGAAACGCAGCCCGGGGGGCATTAGGCACGCCTTCCGAAGTGGCCCGCGCTCGCGCTATCAAGGCGCGTCGTTTCGCGACGTCATGACAGGCGGCTTGTCCGTCGTTTGCTGGTGTTGCAAGTCGACGCGCGACGACTGCGGGTGTCGCACGAGCGGCGCAGCCGGCTTGCCCTGTCTGCTTCATCCCTCGTGGTGGTCGCGGTTGAAAGCGCGCCTTTGGGTGTGGGCGGTGCTGTCGTGACTCTGCAAACCGTCGACCTCGCAGACTGTCGGCCGTGGCTTCGCGAGCACGGCTATGACCTCGTCGCAAGCGCAATCGACAGACAACTTACGCTGTGGAGGCTTCGCGGCGTTCGCACGCGCCGCAACTGGTGGGATGTGCTCGCGGGTGGGCGAGGGGGGGCGCCGCGCGTCGTCGCTGGGCTGCGCTATCCGGTGCTCGCGGCCGCGCAGCGCCGGCAGGGAAAGCCCGTCACTCCAAACGCGATAGAGCGCCCACGGGGCGAGCAGGCGCCAGCGAAGCGGCTACCGGCTGCAAGGTGGGCGCGATGAGGCCCCTTCGCATGCTTGACCTCTTCTCGGGGTCCGGCTCCGCGTCGCGCGCTGCAGCTGTGCGCGGGTGGCAAGTGCTGCGCATCGACAACGCAGAGGGCACAGCGTGCGACGTTCGCGCCGACCTCGCGACGTGGGAACCCGAGGGGCTCTTCGACGGCTCGGGTCGCTTTGACCTTGTGTGGGCGTCGCCCCCGTGCACGCAGCTCAGCACGGCCAGCCGTCACCGCGACGTCGACGCGGGGCTCGTGCTCGTCGACGCTGCGCTGCGCATCATTCGCACGCTGCGGCCGCGGTGGTGGGTGCTGGAAAACGTGCACGGCGCAACGCGCGCCATTGCAAGCCGCATCGGTCCGCCCGTCGCTTGCTACGGCTCGTTTTACCTGTGGGGAGTCTTCCCGCCTTTTGAGGCCCAAGTCCCTCGCGATAAAACGAAGCTCTCCGGCCGTCGTCGTGCTGAGCGCCGCGCCGCAATCCCGTGGGCAGTGTCGGACGGCTTGGTGCGCGCGTGCGAAGCGCTCGCAGCTGAGTTGCCGTGCGCGCCGACGTGCCCCGAGCTGCCCCCGAGCTCGCCCCCCGCCGGCGCCGACCTGGCCCCCGCCGGCGCCCACTCGAGCCCCACTCGAGCCCCCAACTGGCGCGAAGAGACGTGGCGTCCGGTCCCCGGCGGTGAGTCGTGACGCTCCCGCGTTGTGATAAGGCAATCGCTTTCTCGTTGCGCGTTGTCGGCGGGAGCGAAGTCGTGCACAGCTGGCGCCAGTGCAAACGCGCCGCCGTCGTTTCGCTCTATGCCCCGCAAAGTCGTTTGCACCGCGCCCCGCTGTGCAGTCAGCACGGGCGCCTAATTCTGAGCGACGCCAAGCCGTTGTGCGGGGTGTCGCGGTGACGCGACTTCGTTGCGCGCACTGCGCCGTGTGCACTGAGCCCGTGTGTTGCAACTGCAGGCGCAAGCGTGGCGCCCGCCTTCCCCACCGGAGGTTTGAGCGGAGCGAAGCTGCAGCCGTGATGAGGTTTCTTCGCAGCCTCGTCGTGACGTTGTTTTGGAAAGTGTTCGCCCGTCGGCCGGGACCATCCCTTAGCCAGCCCTCTCGCGCCGGCCTCCTACCCCTCTTTCCGTCGACCAAACGTAATCCCGAGCCGGCGATAATAACGCCTCCGTGCCGCGCTCCGGAGCAGCTTCCGCGCCGCTTGTCGACCTCGCTCGCTGGGTCGAGGCGAGCATGAAGAGCGGGCACACGCGCTGCGGGCAGATAGTCTGGGAAGCGCACACGCGCGGGTTTCAGCGTCGCGGGTGTTGCTCGTGGTGCGGCGGCATCTTTTGGAGGGAAGCGAGCTGGCGCGACCCCGCCGTGTCGCATTGCCCATCGCCCGCCCGTCGCGCTGAGAAACGACAAGCGCGGCTAGTGTCAAGTTAATTCGCATGGCATCGCCAGCCGTCAGCCGGTTCCGGACTCTTGGCGCAGCGCGCCAGGCGCAGCGCCGGTCCGTGTGCGGCCCGCGGGCTGATTCTACGGGCGACCGGGAAAACCAAGCGGCGCGCGCTCTCGAGCCCCTTGGCAATACATACGAACAAGTGAGCGCGACAACGGAGCGCGAGCCGGGTCAAAAGACGGCCGCCAAGCCCCTACGGTGGGGCTACCAGCGCCCCAAGGTGCTCCCCCTGTACGTGCGGCGCTGCGGGTGCGACGCGCTGTACACGTGGGCCAAGGCGGACCCCTCGCGTGTCTCGCGTAGGCCGTTGCTCTGCGGCTCGTGGCGGCACGAGGGCAGCTGTGCTCGTCATTCGGCGTCGGTTGCCTTCGCTCGGATGAAAGCAGCGTTCGCCCCGCTCGACCCCACCGGCAACGTGTTCATGGTGCTGACGCTCGACCAAAACGGCGTCTACTCCGAAAAGCGTTGGGCGAACGCCGACGAGGCAAACGCGGCGCTCAGCAAGCAGAGCCGTAATTTTTTGAAGCGCCTTCGGCGCTACTGCAAGGCCCAAGGCTGGCAAGACTTCGGGAGCAAGTGGGTTGCGACGGTCGAGTCGCATCGCACCGGCTGGCCACACATGAACTTCGTCATACACGCGCCGGAGCTTGCTCGTGCTCTCGCAGCTGACTACGCGAAGCGCCTCCGGCCGTGCGCGTGTGAAGGTCCGCGCCATCGCAAGGGCTGCTCGTCGCATCGCTCAGCGTCGCTGCTAGACGGCGAGCTGCTCACCATTGCCATGTCCACCGGGTGGGGCGCGCAGAGTGTCGCGGAGCGCGGCGCCGACGTCGACGCGCTCGCAAGCTACATCGCAAAGCTTGCCGGCACCGCTGACGCGACAATGGGCGAGCTTGCGAAGCTCTCGCAGTCACCCGTTGCAGCTCGCAAGGGTTTTCGCCGGCTGCGCGCGGGCGTCGGGTTTCTCCCGCCGAAGAAAAAAAACGAAGAGTACACGGGGACGCTAATCCGTCGCTTGCCCGATGCGACGCGCACGGCCTACGCCGCAATCCCGCTCGTCAAGCTGAAGTGCCCTGTCGCGCGCGCCGTGTCGGTGGCGCTTCTCGAAGTCGAAGAGGCGCGCATGTCGCGCGAGTGGCGCTGGCGCTCTGTCCCGCTGGCGATGAACGAGCAACGGCCGCCCCTGCCCACACGTGAAACGTATGAGTTCAGGGACGGCCGTTTCGTACTACTCGCCGGGCTCGCCCCACTGCGCAATGGTGAGGTGCCCGCTCTCGCTGCAAAGCCGGATGCGAACCGCAGTCGGTTTGTACTCGCGCCCGACCCGAGTCCCGCGCCGGACCCGCTTGCACCACACGTGGAAGAGGTGCAACGCCGCGAACATGTCCAGCTCTCGATTCGATACGGTGAGCCAGTCTTCGAGCTGGGGAGCGTTGACCCGGACGTCAACGCGGAACGTGCGCGCGGCGTGAGCATCCGGCTCTAGCTCTTTCACGGGCACGAGCACACGCCGCGCTTTCATCGTGCCCGCCATGTCGCGACGGCGACGACGACGGACACGACGAGCGCGAAGCACGCGAAGCCAAGCTCGAAGGTCAAGCGCCGCCCTCCAAGATTCGGACAAGCTCACGAGCAACGCTGAGCCCCTCGTCGCCGAACCAACGACGGAGCACGCCAGCGAGCGCGCTCGCGTACTTGGTTCGGTCGTCGTGGTCGGGCTCGCGGTTGAGCGCGTGCGTTGCTGACGTCGCGACCTTGCTCGGGTCGCTGTTGTGCGCGCGAGCTTTGGCCGGCTTGCGCGTGTGAGGGAGTACGTGAACCAGCTCGTGCGGCTTTAGCTCGTTCAAGCGACCTCCTCGTGTCGGTGGCAGACCTTGCACACGCGCGCCGGACACTGTGTCGCGTAGCCGCAGCACGGCACGACTTGACCAATCGCGAAGATGGTCCAGTCATGCCGCCTGACGCCTTGCGCGCACGGCTGAGCTGCGTTGCCCGTGTGCACTACCTGAATCGCCGGCTGGGTCATGTTCGATGCTCCCCTTTGGCGATGCCAGCCGACGTGTAAGTCTGTCTCGTGATGGCTTCGAGTGTCGCGAGGGGAACCCCCGCCGAAAGCAAGACCCCGGCGCCGTACGCGACGAGCGCGGCGCCGAGTTCTACTTTCGTGATGCCATTCTCCGCGCAGAGCGCGGAAAGGTCATCGAGACACGCGACGATGGTTTGCGTGTTGTTCATGCTGGCCCCGGCGTGACGTAGCGCCGCGCCATGAAGCGCAGCGGGTCGGCCCGTGTCATGGCCAGCGCGTCGCGCGCGGCGTAGTCAGGGCGCGCAGAGGGCGCCCCGGGATGCGAGTAGCGCACCCGCTCCGCGACGTCGCGGAACGGGCGCGAGGCAATCCACCCACGCGCAAGCAGCCAGTCATGTTCCGCGCGCACGAGCGCCCGGTCCGTGTCTTGCTGCTCGCGCGTCACGGCACACCTCCGAGTGACCCCGACCAGCCGGGCTCGCGAGTGACCTTGTTGATGACACCCGCGAGCGTGAGCCAGTAACTCTGCACGCCATGTGGTAGCTCTTCCCAAGGTCCCTCGAAAGAGTCGCCACCCGGAGCGCCGCCGTTGCTGACGAACGTAACCGACGTGCTGAGCATGGCGACGAGTCCGCGCAGTGCGATGGCGCGCGCCGTGTCGGCGCTCGTGGCGATGCTGACGCCCGTGTGCTCGAGCGCCGCTTGCACAAGCTCAGCGCCGCTCACCGGGCACCGCGCCGGCTCGTGTTGCTGTTTTGCTGCGGCTCCGCCTGCTCGCGTTTCTTGATGACGATGCGGCGCTCCGCGTTGTGTGAGCGCCAGTGGTACGGCTCGACGTGCAGCGTGAGCTGCAGCGAGCCGTTGTCCCCTTGCCACACTGGCCCGAGGTCAATCCACGTCGTGTTCTTCGTTCCGTTCGTCTCGCGCTCGAACGGCGCGAGCGCGTCACCCCACGGCTGCTTTTTTTCTTCGTTGGCCATGTCGGCCCTTTTCTTTCTCGACGACTTTGGGCGCGTCGAACCCTGCCCAAGCATACGGCGGCCGGCGCGAAAACTTGATGGGTAGACCGTGACCCGGCCCCTGGGTTTTCGGCCGGAACCGGGGTGAGTTTTGACCCTGGGTAAAAAGCGCGCTCCCATGGGTCTGGGAAAACCCCCCCACAACATCGGAGAAACCAGAATGACGACGCAAGCACTCGCACACGCCCCCGCTCACCTCGCTGCGAAGGGCCGCCACGAGCTAATCAAGCACGTGATGAATATCCGCAACGGCATGGCGAAGCACAAGCAAGCCGCGAAACACGGCCTGATGACTGTCGCGTGCGGCGCGCTCGCTGGCGTCGGTGGCGGCATTGCCGGCGTGGCCGCGGTCAAGATGCCGCACCTTCCGAAAACGAAGATTCGAACCGACCTCACGCTTGGCTCGCTCGTCGGCGCCGCGGTGGCGTTCGGTCTCTTCGACGAGCACGCAGCGCTCGCGGGTGCGTTCTCGCACGGCATGCTCGGTTACGGAACCGGCGACGTCGTGAAAGCGAAACTGCTCGCGAGCGGCGTCAAGCAAGCCGCGTAAGACGCGCGCAAGCGCGCACAGCAAAACCCCTCGCTGCGCGGCACGTTGTCGCGCAGCGCGAGTGACACAACGAAAGGCAAAGACAATGTATGACTTGAGTGTTGGTGGTGACGATGCCGGCGGCGGCGGTGACGATATGGGCGCTGACTTGATTGTCGGCGGCGGACGTCGTCGCGCTCCGCATCCGCATCACCAGGGCAACCCACATGTGACCGTGCAGCGTATCCAGCCGACGAACCAAACGCAGGTTTGCTCGTTCCCACAGGGAGCGAACGGGACCTTGTTCGTCGCGGCTGGTGCGACTGCAATCTTGACGGCGCGCCCGCAGCGTCCGTTTCAAACGGAGCGCTTCGTGCTGCCGTCGACGTTGAGCGGCTTTTTCGCCATCAACGACCTCGTGATTGGTCGCGACAGCATGTTCGTCAACTCGGAGGCTGCGCATGGTGACATCTTCAGCCAAACCGGCGTGGGCGTCGCGCTGCTCGGCTACATCGCGCGTCCGGGCATCGATATTACCCTGACGGTGACCAACATCGACACGAACGACCACCCCTTCTACGCGAGTATCATCGGACCCGCTTGGGTCTGAGCGTCGCAAGGTCGTAATGGGTTTCACGCTCATCACCACGGTCGGAGTCGGTACCCGCGACGGGAAAACTCTGGCCCTGCTCACGCAAGGGTTTTTGCGGGGCGTGGTGGCGTGTAACCGCGTGTCGATTCGAAACGCCCGCGCACAGGGCAAGCCGCTTCCTCGGCTGTACGAGTCCGGAGTTGTCTACGAGCCCGAACCATGGCCCAAAGGGGTCGAAGAGTTTGCGGATTACGTGACGGTGCTCCGTCGTGGCTGGGGAGACTGTGACGACCTGTGCGCAGCGCGGACCGCTGAGCTGCAAGAAGACGGCGAGCCCGCCGACTGCAGAGTGTACTGGCGCCGCCTTTGCAAGTGCGGCGAATGGGACGACGGCTCGGGCGTTTGCTCGGGCTGCGGCCAAGCCCCCGACGGACCGTTGCGCATGCATTGCGAAGTCCGCCGCGGCATCTGTTTTGCGTGCAGTGTCCGGCTGAGCGTCGCCGATAGGCGGCACGTGTGCCCGGCCTGCTCGCGTGTTAACTCCGGCAAGATAGAAGACCCGTCCCGCTTTTTGGGGCTCTGAAAGGCAACGTCTCATGCTCCCACTCATTCTCGGCGGTTTGGCTCTCGCGGTTGGCACCGGCTACTTGCTCACGAAGCCGCATCACGCTTCCGTGGCGCCAACGGACGGCCCGCAGGTCCCGGCGTCCGTCGTGGCGTCCGTCGCTGCAGCAATCAAGAGTGGCGACCCCACGGTCATGCGCAGTGTTGCCGCGACCGTGCGCGGTGATGGCTTCGACGCGCAAGCGACGTCGCTGGAAGGCGCGGCGACAGAGTTGGAAGCCGCCATCAATCAGACGCCCCACGCGCGCCCTGGCAAGGCTGCGCCGCCCGTGAAGGGCCCGGGAGGCGTCAACCCCGCGCCGGCCGCTGACAGTGCTGCAGCGCGCCGCCAGGCGGGCCAGCTCGCGCAGCTGCTCTCTGGCATGACGCTCGCGGAAGCGCGAGCGAGCGCCGCCGTCAAAGCGGCGGTGACCGACTTTCAGTTGCTCGAGCGTAACCGCAAGTTTTACGTCGGCAACATCGACGGCCTGTACGGTCCGAAAACCGCGCTCGTGCTCGCGCAAGACCATGGCATCGTGCCCCCGCACCCTGTCATGTGGCCGAAGAAAGACCCCAAGGGCGCCAAGTCCGTCTATCAGGCGCAGCTGGCGCGCTTCGCAGCGGCGGACCCGCAGCGTCGCGAAGAGTGGGAACAGGCAATGCACGTCGACAACGAGTGACCGGAGGCAAACCCCATGAGCTTTTTTTCCGCAATCCGAAACGCTATCAAACATGTCCCCGTCGTGGGTGCGCCGCTCGCGGCCGTGTACGGCGTTGCAATCGCGCCCGTGTCGCTCGCTGAGAGCATCACGAGCGGCGCGCGCCTTGACCATGCGCTCATCAACAATTTCAAGGCGCAGGTTGCGGACATCAAAACCATTGCGCCTTACGCCGCGACCGTCGTGAGCTTCGTTCCGGGTGTTGGCCAAGGTGTGGCCGGCGCGATGGGCGCAGCTCTCGCGCTCGCAAACGGGCAACCGCTTAGCGATGCCGTCATGTCCGGTATCAAGGGCGCCATTCCGGGCGGAGCCATCGCGCAGAGTGCTTTCGGCGCAGCGTCGGCGCTCGCGCAAGGTAAACGTTTGGATGAGGCGGCGCTAGCAGCGCTCCCGCTTCCGGATGCGCAAAAGTCGGCGCTGAAAACCGCGCTCAGCGTGGCGACGAAACTGAGCAAGGGGGAAAAGGTTGCCGACGTCGTGCTCGTCGAAGCCATGAAGCAACTTCCCCCCGACGTGGCCAAGGCCGTGCACGTGGGGCTTGCCGTGGGGCACGCTGCGACGATTCAGAATCACTCGCATGTTGCGGCAACCAAAGTCGTCAACGTGCTGAACGGGGTCAACTCGAAAGACCCCGAGCACCGCAAGGCGGCGCTCGCAGCCGTCGCAAACGCGCAAGCCGCGAGCGAGAAAGGCAACGCCGAAGCTGCAGCGATGCTGACGTTTCTCGGTCGTCACGCTGCAGCTCAGCGCGTGACTCGTCGTTTCCGTGTGCACGCCAAAACCGGCATGGTGCTCCGCGTGGGGGCGCCGTGAATTGCTCACGCGCCGGGGGCTGCTTTCGCTCGCGCTCTGCGCGTTCGGGGGCTCCGTGACTCTCGGTAAAGAAGTCGCCGAAGCGCTGCGCGGCATCTTCGGCCCGCTGCTCTCGCGCGCCCTGTACTCGCTGCACGGGGATGCGCACAACCCCGACCTCGCGTTTCAGACGCTCGAGCCGCAAGGTGGGCCGTGGGTGAATAACAACCTGTGGGGCGACCAGCACTTCGCGCCGCTGCCCGGAAACGCGGACATTGTCGTAACCGTTTCGCCGAAGCTCACGAAGATGCACGGGCCTCCGCACGTGCACAGCGTGCAGCTCGCGCGCAGCGATGAAACGGACGGGAACAACGCGGACATGCGCGCCCGCGTCACCTACGGCTGCGGCGGCATCGAAAACTCGTTTGACTGTGACTGGTTTCATGGGTCGCAATTCACGCTGGTCGCAAACAGTGTCGACGTGAAAGCCGTCAGCTTCGCGCCCATCGGCTGGCATGCGTACGACCCGTCGCTTGGGTCAATCGCGCTGCGCGCGTCGGTGGCCAAGGGCTCGACCTCGACCAGCTCGCAGCCGCTCACGTACACGGAGCCCCAGGCGTTCTTGGATGAGGCGGGCGGCGCTCACCCGTTCCAAGACTTTCCGACGCACGACTTCGCGAAGTCGTTCACGGTGTTCCTGACGAACGACACGCCGGGCGGTAGTAACCCCGCGACCCCCACGGGTGTCACGCTCGAGATTATGAACGGCGGCAACATCTTGGCCGTGTATGACGCGCAAGTGTGCGCGGGTGGTCGCGCGGTGCCGCTCCCGGGCTTCGCGACCACGGTCCGAATCGTAAACACGAACGCGGCGCCCCATGTCGCGCTCCCCACGCTCGTTTGGTTCTTGGGGCTCTGATGCCAGAAAGCAGCGAGCCGCCAAGTGACCCGGGCTTCGAGTCCCAAGAGCGCATCACGGCGAACCTGCGTTTTCGTTCGTTGCCAGCGGCTCAGCGAACCTTGCTCGGGCTCTTCGCCATCGTGCCGCCGAAGTGGCGCGGCCCGCTTGCTCTGCTCGTGGTGGCAGTTTTGGGAGCGCTTCTCGCCCGAGCCGTGCCAGCGCTCGTTGATTGGCTGCGTTCAAACGGAGGGGTGAGAAAGTGATGTTTCTCTATTGGGCGCTTCGTATTCCGTGCATCCCCCAAGGTCACGACGCTAACTGTGTCGCTGGCCCGCCGTCGCTCGGCTGCAAGTGCAACGTGCGCAAGCTCCGCGCGCCGCGCCTCACGCTTCGAGGGTTCCGATGAATTACAAGCCGATTCAGCAAAAGCTAAACGACAACGGCGCCAAGCCCGCGCTCGTCGTTGACGGCGCGTGGGGCGAGAAGAGCAAGGCGGCGCTGCGTGTGTTCCAGAAAGCCAAGGGCCTCGTCGTCGACGCGCTGCCCGGGCCAAAGACTCTCGCCGCGCTAGGGCTCACGCCGGCCGACGTGGGCGCCGGGCAGCCCTCTTCGCCATCGTCGCCCCCCAAGGGCAACCCCGCCGACGTAAACGCTTACGCGGTGGCAAAGCGCGCGCTCCCGGCACTGCCGGAGCCGCAGCGGCAATACGTGCTAGCCGTGTCGCGCGGTGAGGGCGGTTACGGCGCCGGCTGGGCCAATCCGCCGAAAGATCCCGTCGCGCTCGCGTTCGCGCAGGCTCATGGGCTCACGGGCACGGAGGGCGCCGGCTCCAATAATTGGGGAGCCGAGCAGGGCGCGGGTGACGCGGGCTCGTTCAAACACGTTGACTTTGGCTGGCGCAATCCGGACGGCGCGCCGTGGAACGGCGTGGGGCCGAAAGTCTGGCTCCCGTACATCGGCACCTATAAGAAGCACTCGTCGCCCGAAGAGGGTTTCAAGAGTGTCGCCGCGACCATTCTGAACGGCGGCAAGCGGGGCAAGGTCGGCGCCGCAGCGATACAAGCCGCCATCGGCAAAGGCGACCTCGAAGCCGCCGTCAACGCGCAGCACGCCAACGGATACTTTGAGCTTGCGCCAGCCGACTACCTCAAAGCAGTCGCGCACAACTATGCAGCGCTCGCGGACGCAACCGGCTGGCCAAAACTCTTCGGCGGCGCCGTCGCGGCTGGCGTCGGTGTCGTTGTCGGTGTCGGCCTGAGCTTGCTTGCGCTTGGTGCTGCGTGGTGGCGCTGGCACAAGGGGGGCTCGTGACGGGCGGCGCTGAGCTCAAGTTCAGCGTGCATGCCGGGCACCACTTGCGTTTCTTCGACGGCATCAGCGCCGCGCAAGACTTCGCAGAGCAGTTTCCGGAGGCGCGCATCCGCAAAGACTACGGCCATGGGCGCGTTGACGTCGCGCTGTGGCACGGCAATCGCTGGACGTACATTCACCAAAAACCAACCAAGAAAAAACGCAAGGGGGGCCGCTCATGAGCCGCACTGACGACGACGATGATGATGTGACGTCGCCCGAAACGGAAGTCGACGAAAACCCCGGATGGGTGACCGTTGCGGTAGCGCTCGAGCGCACCTTGCTCACGGTCGCGCAGCTGCGTGCGCTCGTCGGCTCGGGCATCATCGGCACCAAGCGAACCAAGCAAGGCACGCTCTACAGCGCGGAAGACTTGGTGCGCTTCGACGGTATGCCGCGCCGCGAAGAGGCGGAACCGCCAAGCCCGCTCTTGGCCGAGATGCGCGCTATCAGCGACAGCTGGAAAGCGGTGCTCGACGTCGCGCTGAAGCAAACGAAGCAAGCGCAGGACCATGAACGCTTGGTAGTCGTGGCGTTCACCAAGCCCCTCGAGAGCTTGGGTAAGTCGTCCGAAACGCTCGTGACCGCGGTGCTCGACCAAAACAAGCAGCTCGTGCAGCGCGCCAACGACGGCGACAAGGCGCGGCTAGCATTCGTCAAGGGCGCAGAGACGATGCTGCGCGACCAGCGTGTCGAGATGCGCGAACAGCTAGAGCTTGACCGTAAGCACGAGCTGCGCCGTGAGATGTGGGAAGGCGTCAAGAAAGCTGCGCCGCAGCTGCTCGAAGGGTTCAAGAAAACGACGGGCGCGGACCGTGTCGAAGCGGCCACGAAGCTCAAAGATAAGATTACAATCGACAAGCTCGCGTCGCTCGTCGCTTTCAACTTCGTTGACGACGAGGAGGCAACCCTCCTGTGCACGGTGTTCGGCTACGAGCGCGCCGAGCTAGACCGCAAGGTCGCCGAAGCGGCCGAAGTGTCCAAGCAGGCCGACGCTGACGAGGCTGCAGCCAAAGCGGCGGCACAGCCGGAAGCGGCGGCCGCAGAATGATGACCGCGGCCATTGCGGCAAAGCTCGTCGCGTCCGCGGCTGCGCTCGCGTTGATGGTCTGGGGTCACAGGGAAGGCGGTAAGCGCTCATGAGTACGACAAGCGAGAACGCGGCCAACGTCGAAGCTATCAACGACTTCATGCACCGGACCCCGCCCGCCACGCCGGCCGGCGCAATCGCATTCAACGATTGGGTCACGTGGTACGAGAAAACGAAGCCGGCCGACTTCAACCCGTTCGGGTTTTGGAGCGACGCCGACGTTGACCACGCGCGCAACTTGCGCAACGCCTTCAACCGCGCAAACGCCGTCACCGCGGCCGAGAAAAAACAAGTCGACGAGGTCATCAAAACCGGTCAGACGCTCGAGCAGGCGCAAGGGCAAACCGACCGTCGCAACGCGGCCGGGGACATCATCGAGCAGCCCCCCGGCGTGGTGCATCAATGGTGGTTCTGGCCCGCCATCGCTCTTGGGACCGGCATCGTCGTTGCGACGGTCGCGCCGGCCGTCGTCAAGATGTACGTAGGAGCCAAAACATGACCGACCCCGCTTTCGTTGTTCGCGCCGGCCAAGCTGGCGCCATCTTGGAAGGCACGCCGGGCAACCTGCTCGCCTTCGACGCGACAGGGAAGGGGCTCGAAGGCGTGCCGCCGCCCGTGGTGCCGCCGCCGCCGACGCCAGAGCCCGCGGTGCTCTTGTTGTCCAGTCTCGTGCCGCCGTGGTCGGGGCTCGCGACGCCTACGCCTGACGACGACACTTTCGTGACGCTCCCGCAATTCGTTAGCGGGCTCAACGAGCGCAACCCGTTCCTCGTGACGAGCGCGGTCGATACGATGGGCGGCGGTGCCGGCGCCGATGCTGCGCTGCTCACGAACGGCGGCACGCCGCAAACCGTACGCGTCAAAACCGCGCTCGCGCTGCAAGTGACGTTCACTTCGGGCGCGGGTCAAGTCGCCATCACCGCGGCGCTCTTCGACGAGTTGGATAACCAATTGTCGTCCGAAGGTATCTTCGTTTTTCCGACCACTGCAATCGTGCGCCTAGCGCTCGACACGGGGCCGTTTCTGCTCGCTGCGAACGGCAAAGTGTTTCTCAAGTTCAAGAAGAATGACGCCAACGCGACCGTCGTGAGTGGCGTGAATCTGCTCGGGTGCGCGACGGTCGTTGTATCCGTGCCGTGATGGGCTCGCTGACGAAAGGTTTCCCATGGTCGCTTCAAACACTGTCGTTCCCCGCACCGGTCAAGCTGGCGCGCTGCTCACGCCTTCGAGTGGCGGCGCTGCGGCGTTCGGTTCGCTCAACTTCAATCCCGCCGACTCAGACGCTTGGCCGTCGTTCCCCGCGAGCAGCGGCAACGGCAAGTATGTCGCGCTCGCGCAGTCGGACCCCTTCGACGGCGTGCTATACGAGGGCTCTTCGCTCTTCGCTGTCGACACGCCAGCGAGCGCATCGTGCCAGCTCGTGTACACGGGCCCCGATTGCGTGGTGCTCGTGACGGCCCTTGCCTCGCTGCAGATTACGCTGTTCGAAACGGGGCAAGCTTCGCTGGCAATCGACCTCAACGGGTTCTTGGTGGACAAGGACCTTTCGCTTGGGCCACCTCTCGGTGCCGGGGTGCTCAATAACAACGACGCGAATCTGACCGGCATGCAGTGGTCAACGCGCCGACGGGTCGCGCTCACGTCCGGCGACAAGCTCGGGCTCGTGTTCGCGACGAGCGCCGGGAGCATCCCCGCGGGCGTCAATAGTTTCTCGTTCGATGTTGAGGTCGTTGGCTGATGAAAAACGTCGTCGTGGTTCGCTCGTCGAATCGTCCAATCGACGAACAGTGTGCGGCGTGCGTCGCAAACCTCGTCAACTGTGGCGCCACGCTCGTTTCGCAAACCGGCTCGAGCGACGTGGCCTTGCAGCGCAACGAGTCGCTGACGCGCGTGGTCAACTTCGTGCGCGCGGAGCCGGCGTTGCCCTTCGACGTCGTGCTGATGGTTGACGACGATATGGTGTTTGGCACGCGCGCTGCGGGGCTCGTGATTGCGCACTGTCGCACGACGGGCAACGTCGCCTCTGCGTGCTACGCGCTCGGCAACGGTGACGTCGCTTTCGAGCGCATGCCGGGCGGCCGCTACATGGGCGGGCTCGGGTTCTTGGCAATCCCCGTCGCGACGCTCGTGAGCCTTGCGACGCGCTCCCCGGTGTACGTCGACGACGGCGGCCAAGAGTTTTGGGAATTCACCACGACCGGCGCTGAGCTGTGCGACGACGGCCGGCGCCGCTGGCGTGGTGAGGATTACCGGCTGACTCGCGCGCTTGGTGGCGTCGACTTGCTCCCCGTCGCTGTGGGGCATCTCAAGTCGAAAGTCGTGCTCCCGGACGGCGCCCGCTTCGAGGCACTGACGGGCGCTTCGCGGCTGTCAAGTCCCCCTTCCGAGCCGACAACGTCCCCCGACGTCGGCCCGTTCCCCCCGTAAACCTTGGGGCTCCTAGCGCGTTGCTGGGCCTCGTGATTACCTCAAACCCGAAACCCCGAAAGAACCCCCATCATGGTCCTCCCCGTTCAAGGCGCCGCTAGTCGCGGCTCGCAGTCTGGCCCCTTCGTTGGTCGTCGCAAGTCGGCCGAGATTACACCCGGTACCATCTCCGGAGGCGCGACGGCCGACGTCGACTTCGTGTTTGTCGGCGCAGAGGTCGGCGACGTCGCGACGGTGTCTTTCGATACCGCGCTCGCGTCCGGTATCATCTTCGGTGGCGCCAGCGTGGCGACGGCGGGCCATGTTACGTTGCGCTTCGCAGCGAACGGCACCGACCGGACGCAAGGCGCCATCACCGCAAACGTCGGCCTCGCTAAGCAGTTCTGAGCGTCAGCGCGCAGAGCGAAACATGGCAACCGCCAATATGCGACACTTCAACTCACCCGAAGAGCTTGCAAAGCGTGAGGGCGGCGCCGTCGCTCCCACGCGAAGCGGTCAAGGGTTCCGCCACTTCAACTCACCCGCAGAGATTGCGAAGCGCACCGGCAAGCCCGTTGCCGCTCCCGCGGTCGCTGCGCCGGCTCGTCAAGTGATTGACGTGAAGCCGGAACCCGCGCCCGTGTCGACGGCCATTGCGCTCAGCGAGCAGACGCGCCCGCAAGCTGGCCCGCTCACGGAAGAGCCATCCGACCCGCTCGAGCGGTTGGCGTTGCTCGAGCGCTTCGTGTTCGCGTTGCTGGACAGTCCCGCAGAGGCCCGCGAGTGGCGTTTGCAGCTGCACAACATCGGCGCGACCGTCGAAGCGCACGGGCTCTTGGTGGCCAAGGTCAACGCGCTCACGGGCGAAGTCGACCAGCTCATCAGCGCGGCCAACGTCGACGGGTCGGTCATCAACCGCCTGCGGTCGCTGGAAGCCTCGCTCGAGCGTTTGCAAGCCCCGGCGGCGCAGCCGTCGACGGCCGCAACGCAGTCCCCTGCAGGCGCCCCCGAGGCGCCCGCAACGCCCCCGGCGCCGCCGCCGACCACCTAGCCCCAAAAGATAGCCCCCGCGACGCCTAGCAGCGTCCGGGGGCCAAAGGCCGATTGCACCGGCAATGCCCAAACTAGCCCTCTCACTCCCCGCGTCAAGGCCCCTCGAAGGGGCGCGCGAGCACAAGCCAACCCCCCGGCCTGCTCGTGTGCCCCTTCGAGGGGCCTTTTTCATGCTCGAATCAAAGGAGATTGCACCATGTCCAAACCACCAAAAACACCCGCTACCATCGCCGCGCAAACGCAACTTCAGGGGCTTGTGTTCCAGCTCGTTGACGCTTTCCGCGAGCAGCGCCCCGAGCTGACGGCCGAAGCCGCCTTCGAGCTGCTAGCCGCTGCAGCGTGGGGCTACGCCCGCCAGGAGTCGACCAATGAAGAGGTCATCAACCGCATGCGCGCCGCGGCCATGGCGTGCGAGGTCGCGCGTCAGCACGCCGCCAACGTGCTCGAGCGCAACGGTGCGCGGAAGGCGGCGGAGTC